CAGTGGCAGCGTCGTCGGGATCGCCTGCGCGGCGGTTGGGACCGCCTTGATCGTCACCTGCGCGACGCTCGTGGTCGTGTAATAGAACTGGCTGGCGGACGTCCCCACGTACCAGTCGTACGCGACCGCACCCTTCACCGCCGGGACCGACGCGCCAACCGTGTTCGCGTTCCCCGCCGACCCTGCCGTGACGTTCGCCGCGGCAGACGCAACCGACGCGCCCGAGGTCGTCGCGGCCGTACCATCGACCGAGGCGTAACCAACGAAGTAGTTGGCGCCCGACCGGGCAGCAACCTTCACGTACACGACGGTGGACGCCGTGATCGACCCGCCCGAGGCGCTTGTGGTAAGCGTCGGGGTGGCCGGGGCGGACAACGCCCAGTTCTGACTGTTGATGATATGGGTGTCCTGCCCGATGAACAACTGGTTGAGGGTCTGGATCTCCGACACCGCCAACGCGTCCGCGAAACCCTTCGCGACCGCGATCTGGTCGAGCGTCACGCGGCTGGACTTCGCGAGCACGCGGTAGGGAGCAAACACGTCCTGCTCCTCAAAGTCCGTCTGGGTGCCCGCATAGTCCGTACCAACAGCGGCGTCCGACTGGTTAGCGTTGACGTTCAGCAACGCGCGCCACACGGCGACCTGGTTCCCCTCAGGGGCGGTCGTACGTGGGAACGCGCTCGTGTTGTTCCTCGCGGGAACATTGACCGGGACGAGGCTAACGAGCCCCGACAGGTCGTAGCCCTGGATCCCGGAGTTCGCGAAGAACCCCTGGGACTGGACCGACTTCTGAAGCTGCGCCAGGGTTTCCTGACTCAGCTCCTGGATATCAAACATCTCAGGTATATCTCCTATAGGTAGGCGGCACCCCCGACGCAAAGGCCCCTAGGACCGCGTATGCGGCCTCCTAAGACCATCCGAGGGTGCTGGGGTAGGTAACAGCCAGATGGGGGTTAGCCCATCCCGAACTGCTCGGCCTCCTTAGCCAAACGCATGCGCGTCAGCTCGAAGCCAATCTGCTGACGCTCCAGAGAGTCGTTCGACTTCTCCTGACGCTCCTCCAACGACTTGATCAGCTTCTCGGTGTCGTCACCCTTCGTGACCTCACCAACACGCTGCTCGTTAGCGGCAAACTGGCCGCGAGGGATACCGTCGAGGACGGGGCCACCACCACGAGGACGATTCGCGAAGCTCTTGACCAACTGCCCCACCGTCTGCGTCTCCACAGACAGCGCCTCCAGCTGACCCTTGACCTGCGCGAGCGCCTGCTTCTTAGCGGCCCTCTTGAGCGCCTTCTTCAACGCCTTGTTCATGTACTTCGGATCGGGCTTCCCGCCCATCGACTGGATATCGGAGGCATCATGCTCCCCACCAACACCGTCCTTCTCCTGCTGGGCGGTGATATCCCCGTCGTTGTTCGCGTTCTTCTGGGCAAACTGCGCCAGAATCTCCCGCTCCGCGGCCTTACGGACCTTCTGCTTAGCCTTCTTCGCCTCGGCCTTCTTCGCCTTAGCGGCCTTCTTCGCCTCCGCCTTATGGGCGTCCGCGACAGCCTTCTGTGTACTGGCAGCGATCTCGGCGGCCAGCTCTTCCTTCGTGAGTTCCATCTGGATCTTGTCTCCTTCTGATGGCTCGCTTGAACCGGCCTCCACGGGCGCGCTCTTAGCACGCTCGTGCTCTGCCAGCACGTTCGATAGTGCGACGTGCGCCGAGCGCAACGCCTTCTCATCCCCCGCCCGCAAGCGGGAGTAAGCCTTTACGACCTCCCCGCCGTCACCCTCCAAGCTCTTGACTGCCTCCGCACCCTCCGAGTACGCCAACCGGGCGACAATCCCCATCGCCTGGTCCAGGCAGGACGCGGCGTCCTGCAGGCTCCAAGCGTCCGCCTGATCGCCCCCGTCACCGGACAGCGCCTCGATCTGCTCGCGGGTAGCAATACACTCCACCGCGTTGCAACACTGCGCCAACACCGAGGCGACCTGATCAAGGGTTGCGGCATCAAAGTTCTCCCACGGCATCGAGCTAGGAACAGCACTAGCGTCCGCGGGACCGGGGACCAGTAGGTACTGGCCCGCCTTCTGCGCCTGTCGCTGCTCCTCGATCTGGGCCATAGCCGACCACAACGTTGAGACGACCGCAGCCTTGCTCGCGTCCATCGCGATCTGGGGGCTAGACGGCCCCGCGTTAGCGACCGTGTACGCCTCCGACTCCGCCGGAATGTTGTATGCGGACTCACCACCACGTAGCTGGGCGACGACGCCAGGAACAGAGGACGGGGACTGGTCCGTTGGGACGACCGAGCCGAGATTGGTCTTGACCCCTGCGGTCGCCGGCTGAATCGACTGTTGGCTCCCGTCAATCGTCCCGGCTGCTTCTGGCGCCTTCGTTCCGCTCAGCGCGTCCTGGACCTGGCCCTTCGCCGCCTCCGCCTGCCACTTCTTAGGCAGCTCTACGACGAACTTCTTGCCCTTCCGCTGCGCGATCGCCTTGATGTTCTCCTTGATCTTGCTGCCCGAGACATTCTTCTTACCAGCGCGACCAATTGACAGTGCGGCATCCGAGACGTCCGCCGGAGTGACGATCGGGAACGAGCGGTTATCGCCCGCAAAGTCCTCGGCCGGGATCGCGTCACGATCCACCCCGCCACCTACGTCTGGGTCCATGTCCTTCTTGATCACTGCGGTCCAGTACGCGCGGGACTGCTTAGCTGCCTTCGTGAGCGGCGCGACACCGGTACGGAGGCGGTAACTCTCGCCGTCCTTGACCACGCACTTCGCGCAATCCTCGTCCCCACAGAACGCGCTCTCCGCGTGAGCAGCCTTCGCCGCGGAGTCGGTCATCTCCTCCTCCTGGGTATCAGCCTCAGGGGACTCGGAATCCGTCTCGTGGGACTCACCATCCGCCTTAGCGGTCGGCTCCTTGCCCGCCGCAACCGCCTCCTCGTTCTCCTTGAACTTGTCGGCCGCGTCAGACTTCTCGTCCTCCGACGGGGCGTCGTCCTTTGCGCCCCTTGACTTCAAGAGCACGTACGGCACACGATTGGCTGGCGCGGTTACGCCTGCGACTTTGCTGAAATCGGCTTCGGTGATTTCGGTCACGTCATCGCCGTGCTTTACGGCAGTTGTCGTGTCAGACACGGCGTACCTCCAACCTTCGTCATTTCGCTAGCCAGTAGTAGCTAGCTATTTATCGGGCTATACTGCGGGGCATGGCTAATACAAAGCAGGTAGGGAGCATCGACGACGACCTACTCGCAGAGGTAGACCGCTGCGCTGTCCAGCTCGGACAGACACGGCGAGTGTTCGTGGAGCGGGCGCTCCGCGAGCGCATCAGCCAACTACCAGCAGACGTCGTCGATGACATTCCCTCCACCACTACAAAGGAGCAGTGATGGCCACTACCGTTGCTAGGACCAACGGCAGCAAGAAGTCCGCAGTCCAGGAAGTAGTCGAGCGTGCCGCTACTGGAGCGACGCAGTCGACGACTCCTGTAATCGAGATCGCGCGTATCCCCGAGGAGACAGTCCGCGTCCCGATCGTTGGTACATCGCCGCTAATCGTCCACCGCTTCTCTGAGAAAGCGAAGCGGCAGATGCTTGACGCGATGCAGGGCAAGAAGTCGCCGAAGACCGCTAAGGATCCCGAGGCCGAGTTCCAAGCGGCGGCCTACCGGCTCGAAGGCGACCGCTATGGCCTCCCTAGCGCTGCGTTCAAGCAGGCGACCGTCGGAGCCGCGCGATTCTATGGTAAGGACGTCACGATGACTGCCCTCAAGCAGTTCATCTTCGTACGCGGCGAGTTCGGCTCAGATGGTCGCGCGCTCGTCGTCATCGAAGGCGACGCGCCGCACATGCGCGAGGATCCGGTCAAGCTCGGACGTAGCGGCAGCGACCTGCGTTACCGTCCCGAGTTCTGGCCGTGGCACGCTTCACTCGACGTGTCGTTCTTTCCCTCGGTCATCACCCGCGACAGCGTTCTATCGCTGATCGACGCTGGCGGCCTCGCGGTCGGCGTCGGGGAGTGGCGTCCCGAGAAGGACGGGGAGTTCGGTACCTACCGGATCGACCCTGACCGGGTAGTCGAGGTGATCTCGTGACCCTACGGGAGCACATGGAGGCGATCTACCAGCAGCACGGTCGCCTTACCCCTGACCTCGTAGTCGAGACCGCCCGACCGAAGAACCATCCGCTCCATGCGGTCGTCTTCAACAAGTCGATCAAGGACGCGGCCGAGCAGTATTACCGGGACCGGGCGCAGGAACTAATCAAGTCGATACGGATCTCATACTCGACTCTCGAGGGGGGAGTACGTGATATGCGGGCGTTCCACGCGGTACGTTCAACGACCGCCGACGAGTTCGTCTACGAGCCGGCCGAGAAGATCGCCGAGGATCCGTTCCTAACCCAGATCCTATTGCGAGATATGGAGCGAGAGTGGCGGCAGATGTTCGAGCGGTTCGGCCGGTTCAAGGAGTTCGCCGCGATGGTACAAGCCTCGCTGGCCGAGGTCGAGCAGGCAGCCTGATGTCGCTACTAGTTGACGTGGCAGTCGCGGTGGGGCTAGGTCCGGTAGGGCCCGGTAAGGCGTGTCTAGGTCGGGCTTGGTGCGACAGGCGAGGTTAGGCGCGGTGCGGCGTGGAAGGTATGGAATGGCAAGGTGCGGCCCGTCGTGGCAGTCATGGCTAGGCGAGGCTTGGTGCGACTCGGTCAGGTCTGGCTGGGTAGGGCAGTCGGGGCATGGCAGCGGTAAGACGCGGTGCGGTGCGGCAAGGTCAGACTTGGCGCGGTTCGGCCGGGCAGTCACGGCGCGGTCCGTAAGGGTTCAGCGCGGCCTAGTTTGGGTTCGGCTAGGTACGGCGTGGTGCGGCAGTTAGGGCGCGGTTTGGCTCGGCTAGTCGAGGCCGGGCACGGTACGGTGAGGTGGAGATTGGCGCGGCAGTCATGGCAATGCTCGGCGGGGTACGGCTAAGTATGGTCTGGCGGAGTACGGCATGGCTGGGCAGGGCTGGCTCGTTTCGGCGAGTCAGCCAGCCCCCAACTGCGCAAGCCGTTCGGGCGTCGGAATCGCCCTCTGCGCCGCACCCTCGGGACTCCAACCGTTCACTAGTCCCCGCTCGACCAACTCCCAGCCGTGGCTGTCCCAGACCGTGCCCAACATCCACGTGCCACTTTTGATCACGTACGCCTGCTTATCCACAGGCGAGACCACATGCCAGTCCGGGCCACGGTAGATGTAGCTCTCAACAACGGTCGCGTGACCCTCCAGACCGTCCTGATGGAATAGCCCGATCTGCCTGGATTTCGTCATCCACGACCACGCAGCCTTCTCAAGCGCGTCCTCGCTGATGAAATCGTTGAAGCCGTCCGCGCCCTTCCCTGGGGCGACCATCGCGGGATACGCAGGACCAAGGGAGTACTGGCGGGCTGGAACGGTCTTGATGATGTTGACAGCGCAGATTTCCGCCTTTGCTGCGGCCTGATCGGTCGCGCCGCCCGGTAGTTCCCCCGCAGCCATCAGCGTGACGGTCGTCACGATATTCGCTGCCGCCTGTGCTGCCGAGACGCTGTCGGCGTCGGCTGCGGCCTGTAGGTCCGCCATCGTGATATGGGCGTCAGGATCGCCGTGATCGTTGTCAGGCTCAAGGCACCCACAGTCGAGGCACATAGCCTCACCTCCTAGTTAGCGGAGCCAGCCGATCGCGGCCGCAGCCGCAAGGATGAACGCGAGGACGGGCGGTCCCTTATCTACGAGCCACTCCCGCTGCGCTTTACGAACCTCGTGAGCGGTCCAGCCGTCCTCCAGCGAGTTCAGCCTCCGGCGCATCGTCAAGACCTGGCAGCCGATCAGAACACAAGCACCAACGAACAGGGTGCCGCTAACCCAGCTAAGTGCCTTCGTGGTCACTCGACCACCTGCAGACTCTTCTTGGTCTCCCCGTCCGACTTGGATCCCATCCTCGTGGCCCACGGAACAAGAACGAGACAGACCTGGCTCGCTGCCTGAGCATTGGCCCGGTCGTTGTCTATAAGAAGGTCCGCGCCGTGATCCTTACACCACTGCGCCTTCGCCGCCGGCAAACCAGGACCATCAGGGAACACCGCCAACTGGTCGAACGCCGTGAACCCCAACTGATCGAGGTACGCCTGCTTCGCCTCCACGTCTCCTGGAGTCACCTGGCCGGTCACTTTCTCCCCCGTCAGCACCGCTACCTGGCAGCCAGCCTGGCGGAGCGCGGAACAGAGGGTCTGGAACACCTGCGGGTCCGAGTCAATCGTGCCGTCCACATCACAGGCTACGAGCATCACTCCTGCTCCTGATACGGACCAGGACCGTACGGCCACGGCGGAGGACAAGGGTGGTGATGATGATGGTCGTGATCATGGTGATGCCAGTGCCCATTCGGATGGTGATGCTCGTGATGGTTCGGCGGGTCGTGGTGATGGAACGGATGGTGGTGGTCGTAGTTCGGCTGAGGACCCCAACGTCGCGTAACACGCCCACCCCAGTTCGTCCCCTGCGCCTCCACGCTCGCCTGCAAGTGATACGCGACGAACTCTGGGAGCATCTCCCGGCCGCTACGAAACCAGTTCGCCGTAAACAGCACGTCCGTCCGGCTCGCGTCCGAGTGCTCCTCCGGATACCGAAGATTCCGGCCCGTCGTACCGCTCCACAACTGTAGAAACCCGGGTGGTGCGTACCCGCCCATGCGCCCACCCGAGAAGCGTGGGGCCAATGGGAAGATGTCGAGGTTGACGTGGTAGTTATCCTGCTGCAGCGCTGGCATCACCTGATGTTGACGCCACGCCTCGTAGCCGGGAACGTTGAAGCGATCGCAGCCGTACAGCTTCCCCTTGTCGAGGTTCGCGCGCTCGATCAGCTCCCTCGTCCGCGGCGGGAGAACGATATCGGCGTCGAGATGCATGACCCAGTCGTTTTGGGAGAGCTGATCGAGCCCTCGGTTTATCCCACACGACTTATGGAACTCCCCCCACCGCGATCGAAATGCGTCAGTCTGGACGTGCGGGACGTCGTAATAGCGACAGATCCTTTGCGTCTCGACGTCCTCGGGCGCCGTAACAACGACGAGATGGTCGAAATGCCGCAGGTTCAGCGGAATTGTCTCTGACGCGTAATCCGCCATATTTACGCATACGACCACGCCTTCAAGCCTCATCCCCTCAGCTCCTTCCGTAACTGCTCCCCCGCCTCATGGTCCAATGCGTGGATCGCGTGCTTCAACTGAATGTCTGCTTGGTTCAACGCCTCACGAACCTCTTTCGCGATCGTTGTTCCCCTCACGTCCTGCTTCGCCCGAACGATCTTATGGCGTGAGTGCTCCAGGCGGGCGGAGAGTCGAGAAAGATCCTTTGACTTCACGTCCCGTTACTCGTCCTCACTAAGGTCAATCCCTGCGGCTGCGTCCGAGACCGAGATGAACAACTCGCGGGCGATCATCTCCGCGCCCTCGACGGAGAAGCCGCAGCCGATCAGATTTGCGCGGAACCCGCCCAGGATCTGACACATCTCCCCAAGCTCGGTCGTGGTGCGCAGTGCTGCGCATGCCTGCTGGTGGATCAACCTCTGGAAGTGATCGTCAAACCCTGGCTCCATCACCCCTCCTCGCCCTGGTCGTCGGTCTGGCCGATGGTCACTAGGGGAGCTAACGCGCACCTGCAATTTGGATGTGTGGGCGGGTCCCCGTTAGGCCAAGAATCACCGAGTGCGACCGGGCTGGCCGCCTCGTTCTCCTCGCACTCCGGACAAGCGTCGCCCTCCGCCAACCACTGGACCTGCTCCACCCCGGACTGTTGGTAATCCTGGAGCGTCTGGGTCGTCATGGCACGCGCGGTCTCCGTGTTCGCGATGGTAAACGCTCGCGACGGGTCGGAGAGGATGCCCTGAAGGTCGCCAGCAATGCTATCGACGCCGTCGCCTGCCGCTACGCCTGCGGCGATCTGGTTCCCCAGGTCGTCCAGCCGGGAGTCCACGACCGACTGGATGGTGATCCCAGCCTGATCAAGCATGTTCCGCATCCCGCCGTCCGCCAACTGGGCTGCGGCGTCACCCCATCCAGGGGTCCAGTTGCTCCAGTAATCGGCGGGTAGCTCCTGCATCAGGGACGAGTACGTGCCGCCCATGATCGCCCCCAGTTGCTCGCTAGCCGTGTGGGTGGCCTGCAGGGCTGCGTCACCCCACAGGGAGCGGAGAGTCTGCGTTAGCCCAGAGATAGCCCCCAGGCGGCGTCTAACGGCCGCTACGGCTGTCGCAGCCAGTATTGCGGGCGGAGTAGCCTTCACGACCCCCGCAAGGGGAGCGGCCGTCTGAGTCTCCCCGATCGCGTCTCGCAAAGCGTTCTCCGGGAACAGGTCCTCGAACGCGCTGGCGATCTCCGTTGAGTAGTGAGCAACGATCGCGTCCGTGTGGCGGTGATAGGTAGCGAGCTTCGCTGCTGACGTCGCCTTGATAGCGGGGCCGGGAGTCGAACCCGGAACGCTAGGGGTTATGAGCCCCTGCGATGCACCCGCTATCCCCGCACGCTCAGGAGAGTCTAAAAGGAAGCGCTGCAGGCCGCCGAGGTTCTCTCTGACCTTGTCTCGCACCTGCGCATCGACCAAGTCAGCGGGGTCCCACCACCCGACCTGTGATACCTCCTCGGGCTGCGGGTCGAACGACAGGGTCGACTCCTGCGGGACCTGGATGACGAACGCCATGTAGACCCCGTCCTCTGACAGGAACGACCCGACGTGCTCTGCATCCTCGTCCAACGCGGAGCCGGTTTCCTCCTCCCACTCCCGCAACGCTCCCTGCCAGATCCCGTCGTCGTCTACGTCAAGACAACCCCCGGGCCACTCCCAACGGGCGTACGCGGCGTCGTCGTCGTGCTTATCTGGGGTCCGTTGGATCATCACGACCCGGCCCGTGTCCTGCGCCTGGACGATCAGACTACCAGCAACAACCCCGCTGAAGTCGTCCTCGTCCGCCTTCTCCTTATCGTCGCCCTTGAGGGCTACCGATCCTGGAGCGAGGCTGGTAGCGAAAGGGACGGCCAGACACGACGTCGGCGAAGATCGCGTTCACCTCCCGCCGAGACTCCGCCTTCTCCAACCGCGACCAAATCAAAGCCTGCACGTCCGAGGGGATCGCTGTTGAGCGGAACCGACGCAAAGGCTGGCCCTTACGAAGATCGTTACGAGCCTTCTCCCGCCAGCGCCGTAAATCAAGTAGGGCGTCCAGGGACTTCGCGGCCTTCCACTCCTCGTTGAAGCCGTACAGCTCCGACGTGTCGTCCTCCTCGTCGTCCTCACCCGACCCCGAGGTGAGCGGGTTGCCCTGGATACCCGAGTTAGCAGTAAACGCCGACTGACCCGCACCCTCCCCACCCAGCTTCACGACCCCGGACTTCGCGGTCTTAGGCTTAGACGCTGTTTGAGCCGCCTCAGAGGGCACAGGAGACGATCCGGCACCCTGGGCAGGGGGAACTTCACTTGGCTGCGCCGTCGTGCCCTCAGGCCCCTTAGACGGCGCACCTGGCGGAGCGGGCGAAGCGGCCGCGATAGCCTGCTGCATCGCCGCGGACGGCTGCTGACCCGTCGTAGCCTGCAACAACTCCCTCTGCATCTGCGCGTTCGCCGCCGCCGCAGCCTTCTCCTCCGGTGACCCATGGGCCGGAATCACCCCAGGCGACCCAATATACGGATTCGACACAAGCTGCTGCCTCGCGTCAGGCGCGTACGTCTCCTCATCAATCTTCCCGGACATGCTCTCGATCGCAATCAACGGGATCGGACCCAACCGCGCGTTATTGATCATCCGCGGGATCGGCCGGGAACGATCAATAGGCTTCCCCAACTCCGCCCTGACCTCGTCCACGCTGATCGCACCCATGTCCACGTACCCCTGATGCGCCTGCATCGTCATCAGACGATCCTCAATCTCCTGGCCCTTATCAAACTGGATCTGGCAGCGAAGACCCAGGTGCTTCGACACGAACAGGTTCAGCACGTCCTCCACGTGGCGAACCAACGGCAAGGTCCCCACCCGCCACTGAATATCCACCTGGGTATCCGACGTCGCCCTATTCACAGTCTCCGTAAACCCAAGGTTCGCGGGGGTGATCCCATAGGCCGCACAAACACGACGCATCAAGTACAGCGGGAACGCCTCATCGAAGTCACTGTTCTTCACCGGCGTGAACTTGCTGCCAAACGGGACGAACCGGATACGCCTGAGCATCTCCTGGTCCCCAACCATCAGCGCGTCCCACGTCTCCTGTAGCTCCGCGATCAGCGACGGATCGGACAGGTCCTGCGGCGCCTCCATAAATCCAGCGGGTAGGGATCCTTGAGTGAAGTAGTCGAGGAAGTGCTGCTGAAACCTGATGTCTGTGTTAGCAGTCAAAAGGATCGCCTCTAGCGGAGCCAGCCCATACTGCGACTCCGGCAACGGGTTCCACGGCTGGTAGATGATGTCATCGATCGTATGCCACGTCCACGGCATCCCCTCAATGATCTGCATGAACCCCGGGGTATCCCCACCAGGCCAAACCTCCGGCATCGGGGTGTCCGTATCATCCCGATCCGCCGCGACCCTGCCGTAGAAATCAATCAGCGGGATCATCGTCGCCCCAGACACCACCTCCAGTGCGTACGGCTCACCAGCCTCCGTCCGCCGGCAATACAAGGTGCCCGCGTCATACCTCAACACATCCTGCAGATACTCCGCCAACCAGTTACGGAACGGCTGCGCCTTATCCGGGTACGAGAAAAACTGGCGGGCCGTCTCAATATCCCCCGAAACGTCGTCCCGCTCCCCCGAGATCGGCACCCAGTCGTAATCTAAGGAGCGGACATCATTGATGAGATGGCGAACACACACCTGAGCAACGTCATACGCCTCATAGATCGCCTTGATCGTCTGGAAACTAATCCGTGACCACCGGGGGGTGAGTTGGACGTTCTCCCCAACCGTGTAATCCCACGTGCGGGGAGCCCTGCGCCAACCAAAGAACGGGTCCAGGGGACGACCGGGAGGGAAAGGCGGCCCCCACGTCATCCCTGCCTCAATAAGCTGCTGCTCGATCTCCGCGACGGGGACCTCGTGCTGGCGGGCCATGTTCGCCGTGACGCGCTGAAGCATCGCCATCGACGCGTTGCCGAGGTTGTTCCACCCGCCCTGGAACTGGGAGCCTGGCATGACCGGACCCATCGCCCCCGCGCCCGAACCGGATGTGCCTGCGCCGATTCCCTGCATTGCCTTCTGCAGCGTCACGATGTCCTTCCGGATCGCCTCACGCTTCACGACGGCGGGATCAGGGCGACGGAACCTTGCGGGAATCAGCGGCATCCAAACACACCTTCCTTCAGCATCACGCCGGGGCCCACACCTTCGCTGACGCGACCAGCAGCTGCGCACCAGCCTGGAACGCGTCGTTCTGCCCGTTCCCGGCCGTAATGATCAGAAACATGCCCGCGCCGGAATCCTCATAGGTCGACGTCTTGACCAGCGTCCCGTCCCAGTAGTACAGGGCGGTCCCGTTATTACGCCACACCGTGTAGTCGTGATAGCTCGCGGTCCAGTTCCCTGGCGGGTAGGTTGAGCCGCCCGCAGCCACACCGGTCGGATCATGGGTCGTACATGACAGCTTGTTGTTCAGAAACTCGGCGTTGTCGAACTCGATGTACTCGCTCGCTGGTACGTAGTCGAGGGTGCATCCCCAAACAGCGTTCCAGTTGTTCGCGGGGAACAGGGCGTGGAAGTTGTAGCAGTAATCTGGCAGGACAACGGCGTCGACGGTTTGGATCGCTGCGCCGTGCGCAGAGTCCGAGCATGTGACCCCAACACTGCCGTTAGCGACACTGATGTTCGAGTCAAGATCGGTAACACCGTTCTGGCCGGTCCAGTTCGTGTGGCTAACCCACGCGGCAGGGAGCGTGGTACCGGGAAACTCGAAGTCGTTGACGAGGTTCCAGGAGCCCGTAGGACCGTTCGGGCCGCCCGGCGGTGGTGGCGGTGGCGGAGGCGTGTTGATTGTTACCCACGCAGCCTGCGCCGTCGCTAACGAGCCCTCCGCTGCCGCGAGTCGCTGCTGCCCCGTCGCGACACTCGCCTGCGCGGCCCTCAACGTCCTAGCCTTCGCCGCGTTCGCCAACGACGTCGCGACGCTATTGCTTCCAGACAGCTCGGTCTTGAGAGACGCCAGGGCGTCAGTCAACTCGGTCTGCGGTGTGCTCGTGCCCATGACTATCCCCTTTTTCCGCAATCAGACTGGTAGCGGTGTGACCTGGAAGCGGAACGGCTGCGCGACCTGACAAGCCCCCGTGCCGATCCACGCGCCCTCCCATGTGCCCGGCAGGCTAGTCGTGTCCAACTCGGCGACATAGATGCCCGTCGACGTCCGGGTAATCGAACCCGCACCCCCGTACACCCACACAGTAGGTACGTAGCCCGGGCTCGTCTCCGCGAACCTCAAGGTG